TATGTGTTATTCTGTAGGTGTTGGTGTATCACCGAAATCTTTAACAAGATATAAGTTTGCTAAAAGCATTAGTCTACATATATTATCACCAAAGATAGGAACAATTATTCTAACTTCACCTGTTGTTTTAACTTCTATATCACATAATCTTAAAGCACCTATAGCACCGTTTGATTCAAAAGAACATATTCCAGCACCATTTATTGTAATGTCTGCTGTTGGTCTTAAAGCACTTTGAAAAGCAATGTAACCATCTACTTGAGTATTAGTTAATTTAGCAACTACTTGACCATATAATTTGAAAACAGATTTATTAGCACTATTAGTTGCAAGTTTTAAATTTGTTAAGTAATAATCATTATTAACATTACTTGAAGTAGTATCAGATTTAGCAATTGAAGTTATTGTATCTAAATTAAATTCTTCTGTATTTGCTATAGCAGTATTTGCACTAGTTTGTGCAGTTGTTGCTGTAGCTAAAGCACTATTTGCTGTACTTTGTGCATTTCCTGCTGTAGTGTTTGCTTGATTAGCAGTTGTATTTGCAGTATTTGCTGTAGTGTTTGCTTGATTAGCAGTTGCATTTGCAGTATTAGCAGTAGAAGTTGCTGTACTTGCAGAACTAATTGCAGTAGCAACATTATCAGCATTGACTTTCATTTGTGCGTCAATTTTTTGCATGTCAGAATTATAGTCACCAAGCCAAGTAGGTTTATCTGTTCCTAAAAATTGACTTAAATTATAATTTGAAGTTTTATTTGTACTTGCCATTTTTAACACTTCCTTTCTTAACTAACAAGTATTTCTTTTGCATTTGTATCAAAATTAAATGCAGTTATTTCATAAGAATCATAAGTTGTAGCAGTTAATTCTAATTCATCATATTCAGTACATGTTATAGCATTTGTTCTGTTCATGTCAAACAAATTATTTATAACTGTTTGAATTGGTGAAATTAAACCTGTTGTTGGATCATATACACTTATATCACCAGCTACAATATCATCTATTCTTTGATTAAGTTCATTATATTTTTTTTGTATTTCATAACGTAAAACTGCAATTTGTGATTCAATATAAACTGTTAATTGACTTTTAAGTAATGTAAATCTTTCATCAATTTCATTTTCAATTGATTCTTTAAATTCAACATATTCTTCTTCAAGTCTATTAACTTCTTCTTCAATTTCTTGAAGTAGTTCTTCATAATGTTCTGCAACTTCAGTATTTTTATTAACTTGTTCTATTGTTTCATTAAGTTTAGCAAGAAAAGAACATAATTGTTCTAAATAACTTAAAGATTCATCAAAAGCAAGTGGTAAGGTTTTACTTACACGGTTGCAACACACATTTAAAGGTTTAAGCATTTTCTTCACCTTCCTTTTCTTCAACTATTTCTTCTGCAACTTCAGAAGGTGTAGTTTCAACTACTTCTTCAACTGTTTCTTCAATTACTTCAGGTACTGAAACAGTGTCAGTTGCAAAAACTTCTTCTTCAACCTTTGGTGCAAAGTTATCATAAAGAACTGTTGCAGGATGATCATATTGTTCAGAAGTTTTATAACCTTTTGAAGGTCTATCATATTCATTTATCATGTTATCACCTACCTTTCTAATATATACACATGAATAAATCTTTTAATTCATTTATTATTAAATCATCAATATTAACTAAATTATTTCTTACTTCACTTAATAATTCAACAGGGTAACGGTTTCCGTTGTTTCCTGTTATAGTTCTTATATAATTATCAACAGAATTTCCTGTTGAAGTATCACTATTTTGATTATTATTAAGTGTTAAGTTAGTTGCATAATGTTGATCATTAAATTCAGTCATAGATATTTGTCCCTGTGGTGTATCTTGATAAAGTCCTTTTCCTTTACTATTTGAATTAGAATTTGCTGTAGTATTAACATTTCTATTACTTGATTCACTGTAATTAACATTATTAAATAAACCTGTTTCAAGTATATTTCTTTGTGCTGTATATAAATTATTATAATAAGGCATTATTCTATTTAATGTTCTATTTAAGTATATTTTAAATAGTTCAGGTGTTTCAAGTCCTATTTCGTCTTCGTAATAGTAGTAAAGAATATTATTATTTAATATATCACGGTAGCTTTCATCAAAAATAGGGTAATCAGTAAGACCGAAATCAAAATTATTTTTCATTAAATTTTTAATACTAATAGTGTATTTACTCATATTCTTCACCACCATTACTATAATTAATTATATCATTTTCAGTCATGTTTAGTAAATCTAATATTTCATTATTTAAAGAAATTTTAATTTTATCAGGTGAATCTTTTAAAAATTTTTCGTTTATTTCGTCACATGCTTTTTTTCTTGTTTTATAAAAGCAGTTTAAATAATATTTTATTATTTCATTGTTTGATTCTACTTCATCAGTAATTAGTCTTTCTTTTTTATCTGTATTTGCATTATCAATTCCTAAAAATGTAAGACATTCATTCCATATTTCATGTTTATGTAGTTCTAATTTATCAATTAAATAAGGTGCGTCTGTTTTAACAGCATTAATTTTACTACCTAGTTCAAACGTTTTACTTCCAAATATAAAAGGTATGTTTCCGTCATATTGCATGTAAGCGTTTTTAAGGGTAAGCATTGTTTTTTTGTCACCTTCAAGTAGTACAGGTGTTTTTTGTGCTTTTAAGTTAACGTCAATTGTTCTTTCTGTTTCATATAATCTATATGCAAAAAGTTCAATAGTGTTACGAGTAGGACGCATTAACTCATTATTCATAATAAAAACAACGTCATCAAAATCAAATTGTTTAGTATAACCAACACTCCATGCTTGAATTTTTTCAGGTAACTGATAAACATTAAGTTTATCAGAAGGGTTTGCATGAATTGCAAGATAGCCAAGTTTAGGATCTTTTAAAAAACAAGCACGTCCGTCATTATAAAGACATAATTCTAAAAATCTATTTGATCCAACTCCAGCATGTTTTTCAATATTGTCCCAATTAAATAGGGAAACTGCTATTAATTTTAATCTATCATAATAATCATTATAAGTAGCATTATTTAAAAACATAGCAAGTTCTGTTTCACTTTTATAATTATTCATATTCTTCACCTACCTTAATTACATTATATCATTATTAACAGAATAATTTAAAAAGTTTTCTGCATTATGCCAAAAAGTTATTCCGTTATTAAAAATGTCTTTTATTTTTTGCATGTCTTCTTGTGGAATATCACCTGTAAAATTACAACCTATTGTTTTTATATAGTTATAATTTCTTCTTGAATTTATTTCAGGTAATTTAACTAAATTGACTTTATAACCATACATATTAAAATATCTATCAATTATTCTAGCAAATTCCTTTTTTATAGACTTTCTGTAAACATTAAAACTTGCAAGTCTTGAAAAAGTGAAGTCACCCTGATTAGCACCACCATGTGCAGTAAGTGGGACTTTACTTCTTGAATATACTTCTGAAAGTGTATTTGCTATTGATAGACCTGAAGTTGCAATTCCTTTTGCGTCACCGACATAAGCACTTACACCTGCTTTTACTATATCAACACCCATACCTAGTTGTAAGTTTACTGCGTTTGCAGTTAAATAATTTGTAAAAGAATCATTTACGTAAGCACAAGTTGGTAATTTTGAAGCGTCTATTGAATATAAGTTGTTAAGTCCTGTTTTCTTATTATAATTAATAGGTCTTATTTTAATTGAACAACCGACAGACAAAGCACCATTTGTTTGAAAATTACAAGTTGAATCACTAAAATATTCATATTTATATTCAAAACAACCACCAACATTATTATCAACAACAAAATATTTATAAGGGTAAGTTAAAAGTTTATTGTTTGTTGGTATATAGTCATTATCAATTAAGTTATTTTTACTTAAAGAAGAAGACTTTAAAAAAGTAAGGTCTGTTGAATATGGTACTTCTTTATACACAAAAGACAAAGCAGGGTTTGGATCTGTATATGTATCCCAGTCAGATAAATTAGGGTTTGCAAGTTGCCACGGTGCTAAAAATACACTTACAACAGGTGATTCTGAAAATTTACTATCTAAATAAAGAATAAATGTTTCTGCACTTGAAGGGTTTGGAAACGCAATATTTATAAGACCTGAATATATTCCATTATATTGTCTTCCGACACCTGAATCAATTGCACTAATTCCTGTTTGTGTTACACTTACAACAACGAGTGGTCTTGAATTAGAATTTAAGTAATTAAAACTGTCTTGTTCTTCTGAACTTACTGTTTGGTCTATATAATCACCAAGTTCAAGATTCTCAGGAACAGTATGAAGTCCTATAGTATCATTAGAAACATGTTCTCTTTCAATAAAAACTTCTTTAAAATTAATTTGAAAGTACCATGTTTGAAGTGAATCAATTTCAAAATATATACGTGTACTATTTTCTGAAACGTATTCCATTTTAGTAATAAAAGCATAGAAGTATTTATTATTAAAACCATTATTCCTATACATTAAATAATTACATGTATAAATTGAATCATAACTACCTTCAACTACAATAGTTTGATTATCTCTTACATAAGTAAAATCTGTATAAGTTTTTTGAACCTTTGATAAAAAGTAAGCAGTTTGATCTTGAACAGAATTAAAGTTCAATGTATGTTCACTATCTTTTTCAAGTGGTGTTTTAAGTAATCTTACTTCACTTTGTGGTATAATATTTATCATTTTATCATCCTTTCTTTATTTTAAAAAAGACTAGTTTGTAACTAGTCTTTTAATTATTCACTTTCAGTTACAGTAACGTCAACAGTTTTCTTTACACCGTTATCAGCAATTGCTGTAAGTTCTGCAGTACCTGCTTTTACACCTGTTACAGTAGCAGTTGTATTTGTTGCTTTTTCAACTGTGAATATAGATTCGTCAGATGAAACATATTCAAGTTCACTTGTAGCGTCTGCTGGTGTTAAAGTAACAGTGAAAGTAGCAGTTGCGTCTTCAACAACACTTACGTCAGAACCACTTATTGCTGTTACAGGTTTACTTGCACCAGTTACTAGCATTACAGCATTAGCAAAAGGACAAATTGCATAAGTTCCCCAAGCATGTAAGTATTCGTTCCAACTCATTGTTCTAGCATTGTAAAATTCATCAAATCTGAATATATTGTCATATATTTGTAACCAAGATTCATCACAAACAACACCTAGTATTTCTTCATTTTCGAATTTATCTACTTTTATTACTCTACCTATGAAGTTTGCTTTATCAATATTAAATGCACTAGCAAGAGCGTCAACGTCAACATTTGCCATTACGTCAGCACGAACTATTAAACAAATTCTATCTGAATCAGTCCAAGTAGTTATTTCACCTTTAGCACCACTGAATTTTGAATAAGCATTGTATTCTGTAGAAGGAAAAGTCATCATGTCATATAAAGCACGAACTTCTTTTAAAAATGCTTTTGAAGTTGCTTCTGTTGTAGGGTTAGTTACTACTTTTTGAATAACTTTGTTATTATCATAAGCACCGTCAACTAATTGTTTTGTGTACTTAAATTCATCAATATAGTTTCCTGAATATAATGAATTAGTTATTCCTGCAATATAGTTTTCAAATTCTTCCCAACTAGCGAAAGCACCTTGAAGTCCTTCTCTTGCAATAGTTTTAGTGTATAAGTCTTGTCTGTTTCTTCTATAATAAGCAACATGTGTATCAGGATCTGTTATAGTTAAAAGTTTTGCCATAGCAGTATTACTATATTCATATTGTTCAGCTTGAGCAGGGTTTTCGTAAATATCTTGAATATCTGTTCCTAGTGGTACTGAACCTTTTTTGAATATAGAAAGTGGGTTATTATAGCTTTTGTTTCTTATGATAGTTAAACCAATTCTATTTATTAAATTATTTACAAATTCATTAAGCATTGGTTGGTAACTGTCATTAAATAATATGTTCTTAATTTGTTGAACATTATCTTTAGTTGCAGAAGGTACTGTATTCATAAAAACTTCTGATGAGTTTGCACGTATTACATTAAATACCTTTGCACCTTTTGGTAAACCATTATTCATTAAATTAATTCTCCTTTCTCATCAATTACGTCTTCAACCGTAACTTCTTCAGTTTCTTCAGAAGGAAGTTCAGCACTTTCGTCCTTTATATCTTCTTCAAAACCTATTTTTTGGAATAATCTTCCATTAACTTTTAATAATTCTTCATTGTCAACTTTTACTTTGTTAAGTTCTTCAGTTACTTCTGCAATTTTATCAAGTGCAAGTTGGTAATTACTAATTATTGAAAGTAAGTCTTCAGAGATTAAAGCACTAGTAGTTTCATCAAGTCCTTCTTTAATTTTGTCAATTAAGACTTTCAATTCATCAATACTATACATATTAATTCTCCTTTCTATTATTAATTATAATAAGGAAAATAAAAAATGTCAACATTATGTATATTTACATAATATTGACATTTCTATTTCTTATTCTTCTTGAATATAATACCCACGGAAATTTACTTTTTCTAAAAGTAGGTGTTGGTGGTGTAGGTGGTACACCATTATAAATTGCACTTATTCCATAAGTATTAGGTATTCCCATAAAATCAGCAACATGTAACCTATCAACATAGGGAATACTCCAGTTCCAAGTTTCACTACTTCCTAAAACTTGCCATTCTACGTGTAAATGAATACCTGTACTAGTTCCTGTAGTTCCTTCAACTCCTACTTGTTCATTAATAGCAACAGTATCACCAACATTTTTTAAAGGTAAATCTCTTAAATGTGCATATAAAAATGAATTTCCGTCATCACCTTTTATAACAATACAATTTCCATAACCACCAGTATTATACTGACTATATAAAACAGTTCCTGCAACCATTGAATAAACAGGTGAATTAGATCCTGTTGAAATATCAAAACCACCGTGGGGTGTTCCGTCAGGGTAATATGGTTGTGAAGAAGTTACATAAAATGTTTCATTTATAAATGGTGCAATTCTTGCAGTATAATCAGCCATTATTTCATTTTTCCTTTTATTTCTTCAATGTCTTGATTCATCATTTCTAGTCTTGTAGTCATAACTGAAAGTGTCTTATTCATTTCTTTCATTGTAGTAGATTGAAAATAAATAAGATAAGCAACAACTACAATACCTATTCCATTATTAACTATTAATTGTATTAAATCGTTCATTTTTAGCACTTCCCTTCTTATTATCATTATACTTTATAGAAAAGTCAGTGTCAACAAGTAGAACACCACCCTTAACATGTTTATAAGTAAATTTATGTTCTTTTTCAGTATCTTTAGCAAGTATTGAAAAACCTTCTTTAAAATTATCAATTGTAACATATTTAGCTAGTCTTTTAGGTAGTCCTGCAACTGTTACATTCTTTTCATCATTTTCATCAATTTCAATATAACATTTTTGTCTTAAAAATTTTGCAACTTTAATATTATCAGATTCAATTTTCCATTTTCCAAGTTCAAAATCATCAACTTCAACAAATTGTGATAGTTCTTCAGGATCTAATTTTTTCATGTGTATTGAATCTGTATCAGAATAAATATAGTAGTCTTCATTATAATTTTTTATAGTATAATCTTTTATTGCTTGACTAGTTTCAATAGTCTTTTTTCTTGCATAACTTGTTATAAAAGTTGCAACAGGAATATATAAACTTTTCTTTTCTTCTTCAGGGTAAAGTGCATATTTTACTATTCCGTCTTCAATATAAGGGTATTTACTTCTAACTATTGGGTTAGTAGCCATTTTTCCATATAAAGAATTTAGCATTAATTTACTTATTTGATATAAACTTTTATTTCCTTCTTTTTTAGAATTTATTTTTTTATCTGTCCAATAGTTTATATAATTAGTAAATAAACCTTTTACTGCTTGAAATTTAAAACCACCATGCCATGCATAAACAGTAACGTCATAATGTTTAAAAAATAATTCAAGATCAACAGAAGTAAGTGTTAAAGTTACAATTTCACCTTTGCTTGATTCAATATATTCATTTGGTAAAAAAGATAAATTATTTTTTAATTGAATTGTAGGAATCATGCCTTCTTTAAGTTCAAAAGTACATGAAAGCTGTTGTACATATAAAGGGTAAAATTTATCTTCAATGTATTTTTCTTTAAAAGGAAGTGGTTGCCCGTGTGGTAGTAAACAATACTTCATAACAGAAGGGTAAAGTGAATTAACGTCAAGTACCATTATATTATTAACAACTTTTTCTTTATAAAAAGGGTTAAGGTATGTGAAACCGCCTTTATAACTTTGTCTTATATCTTTATCAATTGAAATAGAAAGTGAAGGAAAATAAGTCATAAAGTATTTTGTCATTTTCCTGTAATTAGATAAAGCACAACTTCCTATTGTCATTTTTGTTAAATTTTCTTTAAATAATATTTCAAGTGCCATAGCCATTATAGTAACATCATTTTTAATATATTTTATTTCATAGTCTTGTAAAATATAACCTTCTGGTCTTATTCTTTTATAATCTAAATTAAGTTTTCTTATAGGTAAGTCAAAGTCTTTTGCAATATCTGCAACTGATTTATTAATAAGTTTTAATGAATCATAAATAGTAACCTTATTTACTTTATTTTTCTTAACTTCAAAATATATTTCTACTGCATAAAATTGCCCCATGTCAGTTATAACTGTTGTAAATGTATTATTTCGTCTTTCTTTTTTGTCTTTAATTACCTCATAACCATTTTGAAGTAAATATGAAATAATATATTCAGAATCAAACTTTAAATTATGGAAATATAAGGTGTAATTTTCTTTTTTATTAGCACACCATTTTAAAAATTCTTCAACACTATTTCCATAAATAAAATTATCAATGTTTCCAATTTCACAAATTGAATATGCCCAAACCCTGCAGTCTTCTTCAGAAACATTGGTTTCAAAATCAGCTGTAAATCTACGCATTATTAAAAGATTTATAGTCTTTTAAATAATCATCAATGTTATTATAAAGTTCATCAAAAATATTATTCATTTCACTTTCAAAGTTAAAGTAATCATCACCTTTTAATTTTGTTGAATCAATATATTTATCTCGTACCATTTGAACAAGTTTTTCTTCATCAAAAAATCTTAAAAAGTCTTTATCTGATAATCTATTTAATTTTTCTTTAATAGTATTAATTTTTTCTTTATCATAACCAATTGCATAAGCTTGATAAGTAAGCATTTTATCAATGTAATTATTTCTAAATATACTTATTTGGTAATTTTGTTTGTTTCTTGTAGTTTCAATTAATTTAGTAAAGTTTTTCAAACTTCCTGTTTTTAATAAATTTTTACTCATTCTTGCAAGTGTATCTCTTTTTGTGATCATATTATTAAGACGCATGTCACCCATTTCAGCATAATTATAATCTTGTTTTATTCCTGCAACTTTTGGTGTAGTACTTGCTAGTTCATTTATTCTTCTTGTTAAGTTTCTTTGAAGTCTTGCTGATTCTCTTTTTAATTCTTTTATTTCATATTGACTTACAATTTCACCTGTTGGTAACATTATATTATTTTCAGAACCACGTTTTGAAAATCTTTTTAATTTTTGTAAATTTCTATTTAGTTCTTGTCTAGTATCTGACATATTTCTTAAACTTTTAGCACTTATTTTTTCAGGTAGTGATAAACTAGGGTTTAGTTTTTCAAGTCTTCTTATTTTAGCATTATAATTACGAACAGTTTTATTTATTTTATTAACTAATTCTTTATTATAACGAATCATTTTTTCATCACTCCCTTACTTGAATTAAACAATTCATTTTATCTTTTATTATGAATTTATTAATAGAGTTATTAGTATATATACAATAACAGCCCCTTTTTTCAATTTTTCTATATAAATTAAAAGCAAGTAAATCAGTTAAATTGATATTAACAGAATATTTATTTTTAAATTTATCTGATTCTGCTTTTATATAATCAAGTAAACCTTCTTCAAATTTACATTGATAAAATTTAGAAGAAAATACAAACTTAAAATCATTAAATTTTGTTATATAAGGTGATTCTTCTAAATTATAATATATATTCCTTCTTGTTTTCATACCTTTTTCCTTTCTATTCTATAATAAAAGTGTAGAATTAAATTCTACACTAAAACTAAAGTAAGTTGACTTTTTCCATTTCCTATTGGTTTCTTTTCAACTCTTACAAGAACTCCTTCATTCCATGTAGGTTCACCATAAACAAGACAAATTCTTCTTAAAGCATTATAAACACCATAAGATCCTGTAGCATAAGTTTTTCCTTCAGTATCAAAAAGTATTGTTCTATATTTAGTAACGTTTTTAACTTCTCCAGTTTCCTCGTTTTCTTCGTTCTTTTGTCTTTCTTCAATGTAGAAATCTTTTACGTTTATTTCAGTACCTACTATGTCATTAAGTAGTACGTCACATTTTTCTAAAGCATTATATACAGCTTTTCTTTCTTCAACAGTAGTTGCTTTTACACTACTATAAATTTTCAAATCATTATTATTAAGCATTAATTCATTATTCATATTAAATTTCCTTTCCTTCAAGTGTATTTTTTAATTCTTCAATTTTCTTAATTAATAAATCAATTTTTTCTTCATCATTCATTTGAGATAAATCAATTAATTCTTTTAATCTTTCTGAAGTTATATAACTATCTTTTCCTATTAATTCCTTACATAAAATAGTAAATGCAGTTAGTACATTTACAGTATCACCTTTAACTTCAACAGTTAAGTTATCATTTATTTCTTCTAAATATATTTTAGTCATTTTATTTCTCCATTTCTTTTAAAGTTTTACATATAGCATTATAAACATTAATTGCAGTGTTATATTCACTGTCTTTTGTAGTTTTATTCTTTTTTAATTCATTAATAGTAACATTAATATTTCCGTTTTTATTCTCTTTAATTTCAAGTGTAATTTTCATAAATTTTATTCCTTTCTATTTTACTCTTATAGTATCACCAGCATAAATTAAATTAGGGTTAGTTATATTATTTAATTCACATAATCTTACAACTGTTGTATTAAACATGACTGCTATTTCTGAAAGTGTATCACCTGACTTAATAGTATAATATTCAGCTGTTCCTGATAATATTTCATTTACTCTATTTTGTACTGCATAATAATCATAACCAGCCTGTGTTAATCTTTCGTATCTTTCTTCACCATTTCCCCATAAACCCTGAATAACTTCCTGTGCAAGTTCATCATTTGTTTTACTTTCAGAAGGTGAAATTTCTTCTGTTAAATAAGGTGTAGGATCAATTCTATTTAAAGAAGAATCAGAAACTTCAAAATGTAAATGTCTAAATTCAGCGTCACCTGAATCACCTTCAATACCAATAACAGTTCCGTCTGTAACAATATCACCAACATTAACAGGTATATTATTTTGTAAATGACAATATCTTGAGTGCATACCATTAGTATGTCTTACTAAAACATAATTTCCCCATTTTCTTGAACCAGGTTCATGTGGTTGGTTTCTTTGAACTTCAATAACTTCACCGTAACAATTTGAATAAACTTTGTTTTGTTCTTCATCAGTTCTACACCCAAGATCAATTCCATTATGGTATGGTGGATCATAAGGGTTAGTTATTCTTTCTGTTGAAAAAGGTACAACTCTGTCCATAAATTTTACTCCTTTCTAGTGCTTACTAGCACTGTGAAGACATTAATAAAAATAAGTTTATAAGTATATATTAGGGAACGGTAATGATTTAAAGTAATATTAATGCCTTCACACTACTAATAAGTAGTGTTATTAACCAAGCCATTCTAATTCTTCAGAATCTTCAATGATCATAATTTTCTTACTGTATTTTAGTTTTCTTTTAAATTTTTCTTTATCATAAGAACAGTCAAAATATTTAAAGAATTGTCTATGTGTTTCTATATTATATAATAGTAAATATATTTTATTCATTTTTAAATATTTTCTCCATTCTTAAAGTAAATCGTGTTTTAAATAATGTTAATTTATAATCATTTCTATCATCAATTTTTTCTAGTTCTTCCTTTATTATTTTATCTTGTAATTTATATTTTTCTAGTTCTTTCTTTAATTCTAATAATTCATTCTTTTCATCAGGTAACATTACGTCTTCTAATTCATAATCATATCTATCTAGCATAATTCTATTTTCCTTTCAAATAATCTATTATTTCATTTATTTTAATTGCAGTTTTTTTTAAACTATTATTATGTCTTGGAAATTTAGAAATATTTATTTTTTCAGGTATTTTATGTTCTTTTGGTTCTTCTATTATTTCTACTTCACTGTTTAAATCTTCAGGACAAATACATACAGAACTACTCATCAGATAATTACAAAAACCATTTTCATAATCAATACCTTCTTTATACGAATATAATGTATTATTATATATTATTTTTTCTGGTACTTCTTCACCTTTTGCTATTTTATTTAATAAATCAATAATCTTCATTCTATTTCCTCCAATAAATCCTTTGTATTTACTTCTAATAATTGATAACTTTCTTCAGTAACTCCAAAATCGTTCATATATTTTTCTTTAAACAATTTAATTATTTCTTCTTTGTTATCTCCTATTTTTATAAATCCTACTAATTCTCCTAACCAATATTTAGCAATAAGATAAAATGTATTTTTTAACTTTTCTTTTCTCATTATTCTATTTCCTCCAATATATCTTCTCCATAAATAATTCTATATGAAAAATCATTATCATTTTTATATTCTTGCTTTAAACTATTTAAGTAATTATCTAATTCAAACTTCCTATAAAATTCACAAAAATAAGTATCGTGATAATAATATATTAAATAATATTTTTTTATCATTCTATTTCCTCCAATAATTCTAAAATATTAATCAATATAATACATTATTAAACATATTATAATTATTATAATTGCACTTATAAATATTATCATTATTTTTCACCTTTTTCTGTTATAAATAAATTAAATAAAACAGCTATTGAAAAATATGAAAAACACCATACTAATACTATTTTAAAATTATTTGGTATTAATAAACCTATAAAACAAAATATACTAAATAAACTTAAATTAGCAAATATTAATTTTAATAAATTTAATTTTTTCTTTTTCATTTGTGATTCTCCCTTCTATGCTTTCATTGTATATCAGTAAAAATTTTAAATCAACATTTTTTATTAAAAATTTTAAAAATGTACACTTTCTTTACAATTTTAAAATTTTTTGATAAAATGAAATTGTGATATAAAACCGATAAAAAGGACTATCACTTATAACTAAAGTAAATGTTTGTTCAATTTAAAGTAAACAATGTAAGATATATCAACCTGAAGAAGGTTCTTACTTGTTAGTGTTGTGATTCTTCTGCTTTATAACATACATTAATACTTTAGTTTTTATTTTGAAAGAAGGTGATAAAAATGTCATCATTATATTATGATATAACTCCTACATTAACTTATAATTCGTTATACTATTTTATAATTGGTGAACGTGGGGTTGGTAAAACTTACAGTGCTAAAAACTTTTGTATAAGACGTTTCTTAAAGAAGGGTGAACAATTTGTTTATTTAAGAAGATATAAAACAGAACTTTCTGAATCTGTAGGAGATGAAAAAGACGCAAAATTCTTTAAGAAAATAAAAAAAGAATTTCCTGATCATGAATTTAGAGTTTCAGGTGATAAACTTTATTGTGATAATAAAATATGCGGTTATGCTTTAAGTCTATCTACTGCACTTATATTAAAATCTGCTGAATTTGACAAAGTTAAAACTATTATATTTGATGAATTTATAATTGATTCAGGTTCAAGTTATCATTATTTTAAAAATGAAGTTGAACATTTTCTTGAATTTTATGAAAGTATTGCAAGACTTCGTGACGTAAGAGTTTTATTTCTTGCTAACGCAATTTCAATAACAAACCCTTACTTCACTTACTTTAATCTTACACTTCCTTACGGTAATAAAAATATTAAAACTTTTAAAAATGGTCTTATAGTTTTAGAATATATAAAAAATCTTGCTTATAGAGAAGTAAAGAAAAAATCAAAGTTCGGTCAAATTATAGAAGGTACTAAATACTCTGAATATGCTATTGACAATAAATTCCTTCGTGATAACAAAGCTTTTGTTAAAAAGAAAAGCTCTAAATCTAAATTCTTCTTTACTCTTATATATGATAATAAATATTATGGTATCTGGAAGGACATGCAAGAATCTGATATTTATATAACGTCAGATTATGATCCAAATTGTCCTATTATATTTTCATTTAGTCCTGAAGACCATTCTGAAACTTCTATTCTTACAAGATTTACTAATAATGGTTACTTATCAAACATTGTAGAAAATTACAGACTAGGAAGATTATTTTTTGAGAATCAACAAATCAAAAATATATTTTCAGAATTGATATTAAAGCATATAGTTTACTAGACTTGACATTTATTTGTCAGGTCTTTTTATTTGTATTGTTTTATTGTCAAGTGTAAAGTGTAAAGTGTAAAGGTTTGAGTGTCTAGTGTAAAGTGTCAAGTATGTGTCAAGTGGGAAATTGGGTGGTGGAGATAGGGAAATTTTCGAG